GGTTATAAAAGTGGGTGTAGCACTTACTAATGTCATTAAGGCAAATTTTACTTTACCATTACAATTATAATGTGAGTACAGAAAAAATAGCATTATATGTATATTAGTAAAAAAATACTGGAGGTGTAAATATGGCTGCTGGTCGTATTAGTTATTTTGAGAAAGCAAAGAGATTAGGTTTAGAGCAAGATATAGTTTATGCAATTAAAGAGTATGTGGACAGTAGTACCAATCCACAATATCGTGAGTGTTATGATTATATACAAAAGAAATTTCCTCAAATATTTCATCTGAAAGTTTCACAGGTATATGCAGGCAATGATTCAAAGATAATCAGGTCAAGCCCTATCTGGGAACACGCATTTAGGAGTAGTCATAGTGCATTATTGGCAAAGAGCGAACTACTATTAGCTAAAATACTTGATGATGATAATGAAAGCAGTAAGAACAGATTGAAAGCAATAGATATAATAATTAAGCGTGATAAAGATATGAAGCAGTTAGAACAGGATAAGACAAATATCAATATTGATAATATCACTTTTGGATATAAGGGTGAGGAATAAGATGTTTATTGAACTAGATAATTTGATTATTCCAACATTCAGAAAAATAAGTGATGATATTATAAAATGTAAGGTTGACAGAGCAATATTGAAAGGTGGCAGATCAAGTACAAAGTCACAGGTAGCTGCTACAGATATTATTATAGGTGTTATGTCCTATAGACAAAGTGCTGTGTGTTTAGTAAAGTATTCAAATAAGATAGAAGAACGATTAGTAAACACATTTATGTCTGCAATTGACTATTTAGGTGTAGGACAATGGTGGAAATTAAGAAAATCTCCTTATGAATTAGTATTACTTAATCAATTGGGTAAAGAAACAAACACTTCTATAAAGTTTACAGGGTGTGATAATGCAGATAGCCTAAAGTCATATAGACCAAGGGCAGGCAGTTTCAGATATGTCTGGTTTGAAGAGTTGACTAACTTTAGTTCTGTAAAAGAGGTAAACAATATTATTCAGTCTATGGTGCGTGGTGAGGGTGACCATACAGTTATTATGAGTTATAACCCACCAATAAGAAGTAGTGATTGGGTGAATAGTGAGTATGATGTGCCTTGTGGTTTAGTTCTCGGACACAAAAGTAATGAATACACAGAAGAAGTTACATATGAAGTTGATGATGAAATCATAAAGTCAGTTCAGACAGTTCATCATAGTACTTATTTGGATGTCATAGAGGCTGGGCATAAGAATTGGTTAGGAAATGCATTTATAAGTGCAGCTAAGCAAGCAGAAAAAGAAAATATCGAGTATTATAAATGGGCTTATCTTGGAGAAATAGTTGGAACAAACAGTAATGTGTTTCATAATATCAAGGACTGGAACTATGATGGTAGTATCATAAATAATGTTAATAGGGGTCTGGACTGTTCTAATGGTGGACAGGATCCTTGGCAATATTGTGATTGGTATTATGATAAAAAGAACAGGTGCATTTATTGTTTAAACGAGTTTAGACTAAGTGGAGAGGCTTCATTTGAATTAGTTTCAGAAAATATAAGAAAAGTAAATAAAAACAATTATGAGGTTTATATTGACAGTGCTGTACCTACTTTCAGACGAGTGCTGATGAAAGAAGGACTTAATATTTTACCAGCTAAAAAAGGAAATGATAGTGTTAAGGCAGGAATAAAGTGGTTACAGTCACTTAATGGAATTTATATAGACAAATATAGATGTCCTGTCACTTATAAAGAGTTTAAGCAGTATGAATACTTAATTGACAAAGATGATAATGTAACAAGCGAGTTAGTTGACGAGAATAACCATAGCATAGATGCTTGTAGATATGCTTTGTGTAACAATATAAGATATGATGTTTAGGAGGGATAAGTATGGGTCTTGATGTTTATAGGCTTTTATCAAGGGGTCAGTATATAAATGACTTTAGCTTTTTGAATTATGGTGCAAACTTCCCGAGTAAAGAGATCAGTGGTAGAAATGCAGTTTATAGATTTAGGCACAAGGAGTATAGCGGTGAATACAGTTATAATAAAAACCTTGTTGCATTTATAAATGGTGTAGAAAGTGAGATACCTTACAAGGTTATCTCCACTAATTACTTTGAACTGATAACCAATAAAATGACTGACCTTGTTATGAATAATGATTTTACAATAAAGACAGGAGATATAGCAAGGGATAAAGAAGTTATTAAGCTGGTGGAAAGAACAAATTGGCGAGATAGTATAAGACAGGCATTTAAAATGTGTACAGTGTACGGTGATGTTTGTGTTAAGACTTATAAGGATGGAGCAAGTGTGTTTGCACCAACACATTGTTTTAAGGTGGTGGACAAGCATAACATAAATAAAACAATAGCTTATGTTTTATATGAACCTCTTTATGACAAGTATATTGGTGTAAGTACACTCAGGTATATAAGATTTGAGATACATTTCAAGGGAAAGATATTTGAGATTGTAAAAGACTACATAGGCACTGGTTATGGTGGAGGAACAGTAGGAGCACCTGTTAATATCAATTATGATGGTAGGTTAATACCCAAAGAGGGTGTATGGTATGACAGTGGTGTTGAGGATTGTGAGCTTGTTCAATGGCTATCTATCAATACTGAGGTTGATGGAGTTTATGGTCAGTCAGTATATCAAGATATTCAAGACATAGTGTTTACTATTGAACAGAGAATTTCAGTGAATAACCATTTACTTGATAGTTCTATTAAGCCATTCATAGTAGTTGGTATGGACATGGTGGAGAGGAATGAAAACGAGGAAGGTAAAACTGAAACTCATTTAAAGCTGATTAATGGAAACATTATGGTTAGTAGTGGTGACGTTCAGGCTAAGAGTATTGAATTGAATTACAATCTTGATAGCAGTAATGAAATGATTTCAATGCTTCAAAGTTATTTATATGAACTATCTGAAATGGGTAAGACATTCTTATCTGGTGAATATGGTGGGAATATCTCCGAAGAAACACTTACCAATACAATAAAGTCTGCAATTGATAAGGGCAATAGACTTATAACAGAAATGTATTCAGGCTTTAGAGATAGTTTATATTGTTTATGCAGATTGAATGGTATAAACATTAACAAGGAAGATATTACAATAGTGTTTAATGTAGGTAGAACAGATGATGATATGAAAATAGCAGAGGTTTGTGAAAAGCTACTTAATTCTAAAGTAATGTCTAAAAAGACTCTTCGTGAAAAGTATTTTGGTTATAATGAAGAACAGAGTGATAGTGAAGATGAACAGATAGAGAAAGAGAATGGGCTTAGTAATCAGCAAGACAATAAAAATGATGACCAAGATAATGAGTTAGTAAATAAAAATGATGAAATAGAAGGCAGTGATGATAATAATGAAAATACTTAAAGCTATTAAGAGTTTCTATGATTGGATTGTGTGGCACATTAAGTATAAATATTGAGAACCTATTTTATAGCATATATAGTAGATAATTATATAAATAATTGAGGAGGAACTACTATGGAAGTAAAACGTTCATTACTCTCTAGACTGTTTAGAACAGTACCAGAGGATAAGATTAAGGACTTCAAGGAGATTGAAGATCTGCTTGATAGTGACGATGTGAAAGAAGATAAGAAAGACATTGTAGAAGATGAGCCAAAGCAGGAGGTGAAGAAAGTGGCTGCACCTAAGTATGATAGTAAAACAGGTTTATTTGATTTAAAAGATATTGAAGATGAAGAGTTGAAGGCAGTATTAAAAGCTGCTAATGACAATGTTAAGTCAAAAGCTAACATAGCTGCTATTGATAAGGCATTGAATGATAAGGTTGGCACACTTAAACTTGCTAAGGGTATTACTTCTGACTTTATTTTAAAGAACATTGACAGAAGTAATATTAAAGTAAGTGATGATGGTGTGACAGGTGTTGATGAAGCTATACAGGCTTTACAGAAGAATCAAGCTGGTTTGTTTGTAACAGATAAGCAGAGTAATAATGGTAATAACAATGGTTTTAATCCAAATATGACTGGGTTCAATCCACAGGTGAATCAAGGTGGAGATAACAAAATACCTAATTCATTTGCAGAGGCTTTCAGTATGATGGAAAATAACAATATATAATTAGTAGGAGGTATAATTTATGGCTACACTACAGACAATTGGTAGTACAGGGCTTGCAGGAACTGCACCAACTCCTGTACTCCAGCACGCTATTAACAGGTATCTTGTTAATGACGATCTGATGAACATTATGGAGTTTGTGAACATAGCTGTACCAAGTAATCTTGGTAACTTCCAGTGTTCTGGTGTTTATTATGCAGGCACTACAGCAGCTACATTTAGACAGTTAGGTGTTGATTATAACCCTGACAATGAAGCGCCTCAGACTTGGACAGAAATGTTAAAGTTCCTCGGTGGTGCATTTGAGAGTGATGTTGAAATCGCTCGTGCATTTGGGAATAACCCAGGTGCTGTAGCAAACTGGGAGGAACAGCAGATCAGTCAGAAGATAAACACAATCAAGAATGGTTTTGCTAAGTACTTTATTCAGGGTGATAAGACCACAGATGCTAAACAGTTTGATGGTCTGAATAAGAGAATAGCAAGTGGACAGGTTGAAGCTACTCCAATAAATGTTTATGAACTCACTCCTGCAAAGGCAATACAGGTTGAGGTTCAGATGAATAAGGCAATTGGAAAGATTAGACCTAAAAGACCAAATGTAATACTCACTACAGCTAATGGACAGGCTATTCTTAGAGCACTTAATGCTTATAGGAATAGAGGTGTTGAGGCAGTTGAGGTTAATAGTAGAAAGTATGATGCATACATGGGTATTCCTATTGTAGTGCTTGATAACTGCTTCCCTGCTACCGATACTGCGGATGGTAAAATTCCTGTAGTATTTGGACTTATTGACGAGTTTGAAGGAATTAGAGCTGCTATTCCTCAGGATGGACAGGTTCTAATAATTCTTCCTCCTAAGTTTGAGAACGGTAAGGCTGTTGAGAGAGGTATGTGTGAAATGGCTGTTACTCCTATATGGGATAACCCCTATGCTGTTTCAAAGTGCTATCTGACAGAGGCAGCTCCGGAAGCAGACGGTGGCGAAGGTTAATTAAATCTATGCAATAGTGTGGGTTAGAAACATTATGCCCTCCTCCATTTTAGGAGGGGGGCATATTTTAGTAAGTAGGTGATTAAAATGCCAACAAACATAAATAATATGAATGCTGCACAGTTGGATAGATATGTAATTCAGTTGTGTGATAGTATAAAAAATGCAATAGAGAACAAGGGAATTGTTGTGGGAAGTCAGGCAGTTGAACAGTATGCAAGTTTAATAGCACAGATAACAGGTGCATTACAAGCAAAGACAGTTACTCCGTCTGGAACTCAACAGGTCATAGAACCAGATAATAATTATGATGGACTTTCA